CAAGTATGCAAAAGCGTATTCATGTAAAGATTATGGAGGGGTTGCACCCCTCCTTTTTTTATGCTATAATGACAGGAGTCTAAGTCTGTAACATAAATATGGATAAAGAGAAGTTGAAGCTCATCGTCAGAAATTTAAAATCTTTAGTAAATGCTTTAGAATCGGAGGTGTATTCAAACCCCGATGCGTATAAGAGTCGGGAGAATGATCCACGTCTAGGTTTTTATCAAGGGAGAGATGACGATGACGGATATGCAGACTGATTGGAGATATAGTGAGGATAGAATGTGTCTTAGACAAGATGCGTTTTTGTTATTGATGGGGGAGTATTTTAAACTTAAAACCATCAAGTACCTCTATGAATTTTGTGATCACTGGGTCAGTCAAGGTAACCAAACTACTCAAGGAATACAAGAAGCATTCAAGAAGTACTTAGATGACACGATTAAAGGACCAAGTAAGACTAGCGAAGAAAGCACTTAAAAAACCAGAATTATTTTCTGAAGCTGACCTTCTTTATATACAGAGACAATTACGTTATGCTAAAAAAGCATTAAAGATTAAACGAAAAGTAAGAAATAAAAAACGAGGTTTATATAATGAATCAAGTGAATCTAGTGTCAGTGACACCAGAAGCAGAGAAGATGATCGGATATGTTGCAAGAGTGAGCAACCCAGCAAACCAGAAGAATCCTAATATTGCTGGGTTGATATCTTATTGCATTGCACATGGGCATTGGAGTGTCTTTGAGCAGGCATTCATGACGCTTGAGATTCATACTTCTAGGGGTATAGCAGCTCAAGTTTTACGACACAGGAGTTTTACGTTCCAAGAATTTAGTCAGCGGTATGCTGATGTAAATCTTTTGGATGTTGAGATTCCTGTACCAGAACTTCGTCGTCAAGATACGAAGAATAGACAGAATTCTTTTGCTGATATTCCTCCAGGCATTGCCAAGGATTATCAAATGAAGATCAAGAAACACTTTAAAGATGCTAAATTTTTATATCAGAATCTTCTTGACGTTGGAGTAGCAAAGGAATGTGCTAGGTTTGTTCTCCCTCTTGCTACACCTACAAGACTTTATATGTCTGGCAGTCTGCGGAGTTGGATACACTATATAAATTTACGTTCTGCACATGGAACCCAAAAGGAACACAAGGAGATTGCAGAAGGATGTAGAGGAATTTTTACAGAACAATTTCCAATTGTATCAAAAGCACTAGAATGGGAGGCTTGTGATGAAACCAGTAACAGTTGATGAGTATAAAGAGTATGGCAATGAGTTTTTTGACAAATATTTTTATGTTTCCAAAGAACTTGGAGAAGGTAGTAAGGCAGAAGATGTTCTTAAAGTAATGGAAGTACTATCTGCTTTAGTAATTAGAAAAAGGAAGGATGATAAATCCCCACTTGGATTCAATAAAAAAACTGAGGAGGTTGATTAATGCCCACATATCCTGTTAAAAATAAAGTTACTGGTGAGGAAATGGAACTCTCTATGACTATGAAAGAGTACTGTGATTGGAAGGATGCCAATCCTGACTGGGATAAAGACTGGTCTAAGGGTTGTGCTTCTCAAGGGGAGTCTGGCGACTGGCGTGATAAAATGAACAAGACACATCCAGGTTGGGGTGACGTTATGAGGAACAAAGTTTATAAAGTTCCTGGTGCAGTAAATGATGGATATAAATTTTAATTATGCCAAGATCTAGAGGAAAAAATGTACCAGTTCCAGTAGGTATGTCAAAGAAACAAATAAAGCGTAGAAAACCTATCAATGAGACCTATCTTCTTGATATTGAACCACTCACTAATAATCAGGAGTTGTTCTTTGCGGAATGGAATGATGGAAAAAATCTTTTTGGTTATGGTGCAGCAGGTACGGGTAAAACATTCATTGCATTGTACTTAGCAATACGAGATATTCTGAGTGAGAATACACCATACGAGAAACTTTATATCGTTAGGTCACTCGTTGCCACACGTGAGATTGGATTTCTTCCTGGTACTCATGAAGATAAGGCAGAACTATATCAGATACCATACAAGAATATGGTAAGGAACATGTTCCAGATGCCAGACAATAATAGTTTTGACATGCTATATGATAACCTTAAGCACCAAGAGACTATTTCTTTCTGGTCTACATCATTCCTTCGTGGTACAACTCTTGACAATGCTATTGTTATTGTTGATGAGTGTCAGAATCTTAACTTCCACGAGCTTGATTCTATCATGACCCGTGTTGGTCAAGACTCTAAGATTATGTTCTGTGGTGATATCAATCAATCAGATCTTGTCAAGACTAATGAACGTAATGGTATTCTTGATTTCCAAAAGATTCTAGAGGAAATGGAAGAGTTTTCTATGATAGAATTTGGAGTTGAGGATATTGTTCGGTCTGGATTGGTTAAGTCTTATATTATTAGTAAAATGGCATTAGGATTATGAAATTTAAACACAATCCTAGATGCTTTCCTCTTGATAGCACAGCAAAGATGGTTGATGGTAAGAGAGTTTATGCTACACCTAATGGTGAGTTTTATCCTTCAATTACTACAGTCATTGGTAACAATGCCAAGAAGCAAGCAGGTCTTGCTAAGTGGAGAGCACGTGTAGGTAAGGAGAAAGCAGCAGCTATCTCCTCAAGGTCTGCTTCACGTGGTACTACATTCCATAGTATTACTGAGGACTATCTTAATAATGAGTTGGAGATTGGAAAGTATAATGCTACTCCACTTCCTGTTATAATGTTTGAGCAGACTAAAAAAACCTTTGATCGTATAGGTAATATATACTTACAGGAAGCATTTCTTTATTCAAAACACTTAGAAGTTGCTGGTCGTGTTGATTTAGTTGCCGAATTTGACGGTGAATTATCAATCATAGACTTCAAGACTTCTGCTGCACCTAAAAGAGAAGCATACTTATACGATTACTTTGTTCAAGAGACAGCATACGCATGTTGTTTTCAAGAACTGTACAGTTTAACTGTCAAACAATTGGTAACTATTGTTGCTTGTGAGAATGGTGAAACTCAGGTCGTAATTAAACCACCTAAGAAGGAGTATCTTCTTCAACTCATACAGTACATAGACGAATACCAACAACGATATGGACAAAAAACAATTATTAGAGGATAAATTTATGACTGCTGCGAGATTTTCGCAGGAAGTGGAAAAGATTGCTTACGCAAATCATGAAATGAATTACATTGATTCTGTTATCCACTACTGTGAAGTGAATGAAATTGAATTAGATAGTGTAGGTAAGCTAATCAGCAAACCATTAAAAGAAAAGTTGCGTCATGAAGCACAAGAGTTAAACTTCATGAAGAAAACAAGTCGTGCCAAATTAATGCTAGTATGAGTTTCTTTAAGTCAGATATAGTCCGTGGTGACATTCAAGAAATGATGGAGCTTCAGCAGTTCTGTTTCAGATCTGCTATGAATTTTATTCTATTGGAATCAGAGAGAAAGATAGAATATTTTGAAGCACTTGAAAAGTTAATAGAAAAACAAAAGATATTTTATGCTCGTGCTAAACTGAGTGATGATCCTGAAGCTAAATCAGTCATTGAAACCATGAAGCAGGGTATTGTTATGTTAGGTGCTACACCCAATACATCCATCGAGACTATGTTTGATGACTTATTGAGGAAAGTACAACACATGAGGCAACAAGTAGAGGGAGGGGGTTGACAAACCCTCTCAGGCGTGCTATAAATAGTATGTCAGGAGCAATTCTGACTGCGGTTACCCCCTTTCTGGTTCAGGGTAAGCGGCGATAGGAATCAGACTAAAACCAAATCTAAAATAATCCGAGGCAATCTATGTCATTCGCAGATCTGAAGCGCAAGTCCAGCAACAATTTTCAGTTCCTACAGAAGGAACTTGAAAAATCATCCAGCAATAAGAATGTTGATGAGAGGTTCTGGAAACCAGAGGTTGACGCTTCTGGAAATGGATATGCTGTTATCCGTTTTCTCCCTGCCCCTGATGGTGAAACTATTCCGTGGGCAAAAGTGTACTCCCATGCCTTCCAAGGTGTTGGTGGTTGGTACATTGAAAATTCTCTCACCACTCTTGGCGACAAGGATCCCGTGGGTGAGGTAAACCGCCGTCTCTGGAACAGCGGTGCTGATGAAGACAAAGAGACTGCTCGTAAGCAGAAGCGTAAGCTATCTTACTACAGTAACATCTTAGTTGTTAAGGATCCTAAGAATCCTGACAATGAGGGTAAGACATTCTTGTATAAGTATGGTAAGAAGATCCACGACAAGATCCTTGCAGCAATGAATCCTGAGTTTCAGGATGAGACACCAGTAAATGTATTTGATTTCTGGGAAGGTGCTAACTTTAAGTTAAAGATCAAGAAGGTAGCAGGATTCTGGAACTATGATAGTAGTGAGTTTGATTCTGTTAGTGCTCTTAGTTCAGATGATACTGAACTTGAAGCAATCTGGAACAAGGAACATTCGTTAGAATCATTCCTTGCTAAGGATCAGTTTAAATCCTATGAGGATTTAGAAAGAAGGTTGAGTTTTGTACTAGGTCAGGCCAAACGTGCAGCAGTTACTACTGTAGACACTGAGGAATATGAACCAGTCAAAGCA